GCCATTGACCAGGCCGACGATGGGACCTTCGCTGATCCCGTCCAGGATGTTGGCATAGCTGATGTTGATCAGGCTGTCGGGGCTTTCGACAGGCGTGTGCTGTTTGGACTCGCCTTTGGAGCCCAGGATGGACAGGTCAGTCATGGAAGCCTCTATTGCTGGTCTTCGGCGCGAATGCCGAGGGAGAGCTGAGCAGAGCCGGCCGTCATCTCGCCGTAGCACAGCGGTACCGGGTTGCCTTGGGTGATGGTGTTCTTGATGCCGGTGAAGTTGTAGCTGGGGCGGTTATCGACCGATTCGCTGCTGTCGATCTTGGCCTGCTGGCCGGTGATCATCTGGGCAACGCCGCCGATGGCCAGTGACAGGCCAAACATGGCAGTGGCGCCAGCGAAGCCGCCTGCGCTTAATGCAGAGCCCCAGGCAGACGCGGATGCCAGTCCTGCCAGCCCGCCCGTTGCAAATGTGGCCGCAGCTATCAGCGCAATGCCCAGCACCACCTGCAAGCCGCCACTGTTCTTGCTGCCCTGTACTACTGGCGCAATGCGAATCTCTGCATTCCCGGGCGGGTGGCCCAGCTCGTCCTCGCCGATGTTGCGCTTACCGTAGAACACTGCGAACGCCAGGCCGCGGTCCTTGGACCTGGCCAGGTAGGCCTGAAATTCAGGAAACAGAACACCCAGCGCCCTTACTGCCTCGGCCGAAGACTGGACTGCTAGGCGGTGCATCCGCCCGAACAGTCGCCCCAGCTCGCCATGCAAACGAATAGTGCGAAGTCTTTCGACCATATTTACTCCAGGCATAAAAAAACCCGCCGAAGCGGGTTCTAAAATGGCTGCTACAAACAGCCTTCAATACTCTTTACTCTTCGATCAGTAACGTAACTTGGGCGACCTACGTTGCTGAAAAAATCAATTCTAGTTTCATTGCCCACTTTATAGAAATCAGCAAGCTCACGATTCAGATCGTTTAAAACCGTCTCGCCGCCGCCAGGCCGGGGCTGTAGGAACACTCGGTAGTTCGTTCCAGCAAGAGCGTCGTTCTGCCAAGCAAATAGGGTGCACTTTGCAAGCTCAGAAAGATCTTTGTTTGAACGGTACGACTCGAGAGGCCCTTTCTCTCGTGCACCTTCAATTGACCATGTGCAGCTTGCGAGAAGTGTTGATATTGCTATCAGACTTAGGAAATTTTTCATGAAAGTATCCTTTCCAAAAGGCCAACTCTACCAGCAGTCACCCTACATCTCGATGCCTCATGTAGAACCGGACGGCCTCGAGCCAGAAGCCGCCGAACACGTCTCGCTTAGAATCGCGGCCGTAGAGGTGGTGGAGGATGGCGCCCGGTACCGGGTGATGATCGGGTTCTGTCTTGAGAACGCCGTCGGCCAGATAGACCCCGGCATGATTGGCCTTCTCGGACCGCACCTGCATGACGATGAGGTCGCCCTGGCGTAGGTCGCTCGGGTCAACAGGGTAGAAGCCGGCGCCTTCGAAGTTGTCGGCGTACAGGTCCTGGCCCATGTCCCACCAGCCGTCTTCGCGCTCGTAGTCTGGAAGCTCAATGCCCAGCTCGCGCCGGTAGTAGTCGCGCACCAGGGTGTAGCAGTCGAGCACGCCGTGGTGGAATGGCCGGCCCACCAGCGGGGCCTGGTATCCGGTTGGCTCGTGCACCAGGTGCCCCACCGGCTCACCCTCGCGGACCTCGATGATCACCCAGGGCAAGGCCGTGGCCTCCATCGCTGCGCGGTCGGACGTGCTGAGCTGCGCCGACTGTCCTGGGTGACTGTGCACCACTGCGACGACCGTGCCGCGATCTTCCGCATCAGCCCAGTCCTGTGCGCTGATCCGAAAGTCCTGCTCGGGATCCGGCGCCGAGTTGTGCAGCGGCAGGTACTGGAGCTTGCGCCCCAGCCTGAGCAGCAGTCCGCAGCACTCTTGGGGAGCCTTCTCGCGGGCGTGCTCGTACATGGCCGTGGTAACAGCCTGGGAAATTTTCATGGGTGAGCCTCAGTTGCCGGCGGAGGGGAAACTGCCGTAGCGCAGGGGGTTGTGCTCGCCGAAGCGCAGCTTGCAGCCAGTCAGCGTTCCGGAGCACATATCGCGCTCTGGGTCGCTGGTCCGCACGTCCTTGTCGGTGGCGTAGTTCGAGCCGGTGTAGCCGCAGTAAGGTCCCCGGTATCCGCCGATCGTCAGCCACTGGCAGCAGTTGGCGACGATCTGCCGGCCAGGCAGCTTGCGGTCTGAGGCAATCAGCGGGGACTTGAGGACGAAGGACACCACCTCGTCGTCCGCACCCTGCTTCTGGTCGATTGCCAACACATCGTCCGCAAAATGCTCGTCCGGATCAGCCTCCGGGTTACCGCCAGGGAAGTTTGCGGCGTCTAGGAAGCGGCCAAGCGTACGGTGCCGAACGACCTTAGCATCGATCAAGTCGTCGTAGATTCGGCATAGAGCCGTGATCAGCCCAGTCACATTGCCTACGGTCAACGTCGGGGTGTTCTGCTGACCTTCCCCTGTCATGCCCATCCCTTCAACCTTGATGGGCCAGGGCGAGTACTCCTTGCCTTGCCAGAAGATCGGCCCAACCTGGGTATAGCCGTGGAAGTAGTAGACGTCGCCATTCAGTCCCGTCAGGTCCAGCTCGAACAGCTCGACGTATTGGCCAGGCGCCAGGGTCTGGATCGCCTCGTAGATGCTTTGCGTCATCAGGCAGCTCCAAAGTATTGGTCGAAGGTTGCGGTCAGCGTGTACAGGCCTGCGCCGTGCGGCGTTGCGGCATAGCTTGCGCAGGTGAACAAGGCCGCAGCGCCCAAGGGCGGAGTCCAGGTGAAAGGCGCGAACCCCTTGTGGCTTCGCAGGAAGGTCAGGATTTCCAGCACATAGGCCTCTTTCCCCCTGAAGGTTAGCGGCCAGCTCTGTACCTCGTTGTTGATGCCGTCTCCGGCCACCTGCCGGTAGCCGTTGCCGAACTGGGCGCTACGCACGCGGAAGGTTCCTGTGCCCGTCGGCTCGATGTACGGCGTCCAGGTGAAAGTCTTTGCCATGGTGAGTGCTCTGTTGTGTCAGCGGACGGGCCGGTTGATTGCCGTCCAGATCATGCCGCCCCGAGCAAGTTGCCTGGTGATCTCTTGGCGCGCGCCGTCCTGGGCCGCTTTGGCGTATGCCTCCCTGATGGCTGTCATGTCGCCGGGTGGACTGCCGCCTTGCCCGCCTGCCCCATCCACCGAAATATCCTGGTGGATGACCACCGACGAACCATTTCCGCTCTGGCCGATGGCCTGCATCGCCGCGCCTGAATAGGCGGCACCAGCAGGAGCCACGTACCCACCATCTGCATACCCTTTGGCGTTGAGGCTTTCCAGGAAAGCGCGCATGCCAGGCTGCTCGACGATCTCCTTGCGCAGGACGAACTCACCGCCGTGCACGATGCCTGCCGGGTCGTACTTGCCACCGGGGCCGGTGTACCCTCCGTCTGAGAAAGGTTTGCCGTAGGTCATGCCAGCAGTATTGAGTTGAGGCGTGAACGTCGTCGACGCTGAGCCAACGGATGCGGTGGTCGGAGCCGGTACCCCGCCTGCCCAGGCGCTGCCCACGCTAGTTGCAATACTCGACAGCAGCCTCGAGGCAGCTTGTCGGGCGGCGATGCGTGCCATGTCGGATATGACCGACTTGGCGAATTCAGCGAACGAGAACTTGCCCGTCATGGAGAAGTTGACCACTGCGTCTTCCATGGCGCTGAAAGCGTTGGTGAACAACGATCGAGTCTGGCCCGCCACGTCCTGCGCCTGGCTCACATAGTCGTATAGCGCATCACTGGCACCGCTCGACCAATCTGCCTGGGCTGCGTCAAGTTTCACATAATAGTTTTGCTGGTCTGCAAGACGCTCGGCCAGCGCCTCCTTGAGCAAACTGCTCTCCTTGTCATACCGGGACTTCGCATCGGGATCACCCAGCGCCTCAGCGGTCTTGTACTGCTTGTAGAGCTCTCGCCGCTGGTTGAGAAAGTCATGCTCCACGGCCAGGCTTTCGCGCATGCGGGAGCGGACTTTCTCACCCTGGCCAGCGCCAGCAACGTCCACCTCGAAACCTTGGCGCACAACGATGTTGCTGTCCTTCAGGTTGGCCGCGAAAGCTGCCAGCTTGAGGTCTTCTTCGTTCTGCTTTTGCAGTCTGATCTTGGCGTCAAGTTCGGCGGCCAGACCTTCCAGTACTTTCCGACGCTCGCCGGTGATGCCCTTTAGCCTTCCCGACTCGAGTTCGAAGGCGAGCTTGCTGACTTCGGTTGCCTTGTTCTGCTTGCTGGTGGAGGCGTCGATGAGCGCGATCTGGCGCCGGTATCCCTCCTCCGTCGTTTCGAACTGCGTCTGCAACTTTTTCGCCGCAGCTTCTGCTGCCTTCGCCGCCGCAAGGGCCTCTTCCGTGGGCGCCTTGAAGGAGCCACTGCCAGCCTGGTGATTCAGGAGAGCCAGCGCCGAGGCGATCTCCTTGATCTTGCCACTGGCCTGGCCAGACGACCCGGCCTGGTCAATGCGCTCCCACAGCTTGTTGTAACGTGCGTCCATGTTGTCGAGGTCTTTGCCAACGCCAGCGGCCAGCTTCGACGAGTTCTCGCGGATCTTGCCCAGCATCTCCGAAGGTTTCGACAGGTCTACGCCGTCGAAGGCGCCGCCGACGATCGTCACCAAGCCAGAGATGGATCGTCCCGTCAGCTCGAAGGCGTAGGCGACCATCAGCGCCGTCTTGGCGGTGACATCCAGGACTGCTCGCAGGCCATCGGATAGGACCGACATCGACTCGGTATCCTGGCTCAGGTCGAACAGGATCACGGCGTAATCGCTGAGCGTTGGCATCAGCGCACCAGCCATCTGGTTCTTGATGCCAGTCAGCGACTGCTCGGCCAGCCATCCAGCTGCAGCCAGATTCTGGGTGGCGACGATCGTCTTCTCATCCATGATCGCGCCGGCCTTCTCAGCAGCATCCCCTAGAGTCGCAAAGCCCGCGCCGTTGTCGCGCAGAAGCGGCAGTAGCAGCGTAGCGTCACTCGCCAGCGCTTCCATTTGCTGGGTCATCTCGGCCTGGCTGAGGCCGGCCTTCTGAAGACTGGTGGCGAACAGCTGCAGGGCCTGGGGACCAGAGAGGTTGCGGAACTGATCGGCCGTGACGCCAACCTTCGGTGCGATGGTCTTGAAGAAGTCCTGAAGCTCACCACCGCCGTTGAGCAAGAAGTCGCCGACCTTGTCGTTCACATCCTTGAAGATGTCAGCAAGTTTCTCGTTCTCGATCCCGACGGCCTTGGCTCCGGCCGCATAGCGTTGAAACTCGCGGGTGCTGGTCCCAGCCACGGTCGAGAAGCGCGTGATCTCGTTGGCAGCCTGCACGGTTGAAACGGTGAAGGCCGCCAGCGCAGTTACGCCGGCCGCGACACCTGAGACAATGGCAAGGCCGGCAGCCTTGGCGCTCTTCTCCACCTCCTTGCGCCACTTCTGAGAGCTTCGCTCGGCCTTGTCCATGCCAGCAACGAACCCCCCTACCTGGGCGATGACATCGAGTGTCAATGTGCCAAGGGATCTGCTTGCCATTTGATTCTCCAGGCGAAAGGTGATGCGAGAGCGCAATGGGCGTGGGCGCTACTGCCAAGCCTCCATAGCCTGCTCGAGGCTGATTGGCCGGGGCTGGTCATGGGGGGTGAAGTCTTGCGGCGTGAAGGGGGTCGGCTGGACTTTCTGGTTTCGCGTCTGGTTGGCCATGATCGAAGCCAGCAGGCCGCCGACGCGCTCCACGCGCATGCCTACGTTCAAAGACCCGCGGCGCTCCCGGTACTTGGCCCACGCTTGAAACTCGCGAATGCTCAGGTTTTCTTGAGCTTGCGCGATCGTGGAGCCACCGACCCCGCAGAGGACGAGTTCGTGCCAGAGCTCGTCGAGGTCGGTGAGCTCGACGTCTTTCCCAAGGCGTTCACCTCATGGATGACGGTCAGCAGAGCCACAGACAGGTTGCCGTCCAGCGCCCCCAGGCGCTTGGTGCTTTCTGGGTCCTTCTCCTGCTCGGCAGGGTCGAGTGGACCATGGGTGATGTCCATGACAGTGAAAACAGGGTTGCCTTCCTCATCGCAGATCGCTGCCGCGATACGACCGGCGATGCTGTCCTGCCTTCCGGTAGCGGCCAAGACGTCGCTTACAGCCGACTGATAGCCCAGGGGCCGGACGAAGACTGTAGCCGTCAGGGTATCGCCGCCCTGATCCCACTTGATCTCCTTTTCGACCGGTCGCCCGGTGAACGAACCGGCCTGCTGCAGGGTGGTGATGTTGAGCTTCATGGATGGCCTCAAGCGGTAGCGGATTTCTTGACCCAGGCAGAACCGCCCGTGCGCTGGATCGTTGCGGCGGTGCTCACCACGGCGTTGCCGGCGAAGTCGAACGGGAAGTCCGAGACGTAGCCGGTGAAGGTGAACCAGGTGCGCGTCTTCGGCAGGTCGAAGTCGGTACCGCCGGTGGCCACCGTGGGCGCGCCCGTGCCGTCTGCCCAGCCAACGGCCCAACGAATGGCCGTGTCGCCGCTGGCCTCGGACAGCTGGTGCAGGCGAACGTGGCTGGCGTTGGCCGGGTCAGCGTTCAAGGTGAGCGAGGCCTGGCCAGGGGTGCGCAGGCCTTTCTTGTAGCTGCGCTCCGTGGCGCTGAGCGGGGTGTCTTCGATCTGGTCTGCAGGCGCCCCGCCTGGGTTAAAAGCCGTGGCGCCGCCGATCTCGAGAACGGTGTATGCACCGGTACCGGATACGGGCGGCACCAGCGCGAAGATGTTGGTGCCTTGGGTCAAAACCGACATGGTGGTCTCCTATCGGGCAAAGAAAAGCCCGCACGCGGCGGGCTTGGTGTGTGCTGCGGCCGGCGAAGCTGACTAGCGCTTCGCCTCCAGGGCGCTGAGGCGCTGGGACAGGACCGCATCATCCGAAGCACGCTGGCGCGCCTCGGTGCTGAGGCGATCATTGAGGGTGGCCACGGTGGTGGTCAGGCTGGTGGTCAGGTTGGCAACTTGCTTTTCCAGCGTGGCGATCTTCTGGGCTTCGGTCATCGTTTTCTCCTCGGTTTAATGGGGGCCTTAACGCAGGACTGTCCAGTCCACGTCGAAGCTGACCCGGTAATTTTTGGTGGTGCTGTCGCGCTCCTCGCGGCCCCATCGGGCGATGTAGGCGTGCAGCTCGATCGCGTTGCGCAGCGCGGTGCGCACCTGGCGTGCGCTCGGCCCGGTGCTGGCGTAGACGTCCACCTGCAGGGTGAAGCCGTCGGCGTCCGGACGGCCAGCCAGGTAGTTCTCGGGGTTGCCGTTGATGACCTGCCAGACCACGTAGGGCCTGGCCACCTTGTCCGGCGCCTCGCCGAATGAGTAGAGGCGCATGTCGGCGCCGGTACCGAGCAGCTCGGTCACCACGGGGTCGCGGGAGCAGGTCTCGAAAATGGGTGCGCTCATCGGGTTGCTGCCTTCTTCGCGGCGCGCTTGATCGCGCGGTCGATGGCCTTCTCGTATTCGGTCACGAAGGTGTTGGTCACCTCGCTGATGCTGTTGGCCAGGGCCGGGCGCATGAACGGGACAGCGGCCATCTTCTCGGTACCGAACTCGAGCAGGCGCCAGTGCGGCGTTGGGGCGTTCTGGCTGAGGTCGCCGCCATCCCTGAGCACGGCGCCGTGCAGCACGCCGATTCGAAAGCCCAGGTCACCGGTGCGCTTGAACAGCCGACCGTTCCAGCGCAGCACGATGTTGTCGGCGATGGAGCGGCCGGTGGCCTTGTCGTCGAGGCGCTCGGCGCCCTCCTTGGCCTTTTGCACGACGATCTGGGCGGCCTTGCGCAGCGCCGCCCTACCGCCTTTGCGCCTGACGTCGTAGCTCACCGAGTCCAGCTTCCCCAGCAGGCCATCCAGGCCGGTGATGCTGAACTCGACGCCGTCAGCCATCCTTGACCCCCTTCGAGACCAGCAGGGTCAGATAGTCCAGACCTGACTCGGCATCCTCCAGCGGAGGCCCTTCGATGCTGTACACCTCGCCCCGGTACAGGACGCGCATGGTCGACAGCACGCCGGGGCGGTACCGGATCACCATGCGGGCGGTTGCCTCCGACTGGTTCGCGCGGGCGGCCACCACGTCGCGGGTCGACATCGGCTGCACCTGGGCAGGACAACGCGCCCAGCGCGTCACCCACTCGGTGTCGCCGAACTCGCCAGTGGCCAGGTCGCGGTGGGTCTGCTGTTCCTGGATGTCGATGCGGTGCCGGAGCTTGCCGGCCTGCATCACACACCCATCCGGATGCGGTACGGCATCAGCAGGTGCTGGGAGGCCAGCGGCAGCTCAGTGGCATTGGTGCCGGTGACCACCTCTTCACGGTTGGCGAAAAGGTGCCCCAGCTTGAGCAGGCATGCGGCCTGGATCTCGGCGTTCAGCACCATGCCGTAGGCAATGGCGTCGGCCTGGTCGTAGGCATCGGCCAGGGCCTGGCGTGCGTGCTCGAGCAGCCGGGCGCGCAGCGTGTGCTCAGGCTCGACCTCGGCAATGGCCACCGCAGCGGCGTTCGCCTCCTTGGCTGCCCGCATCGCTGCCGGCACACCGGCCCGAGCCTGGTCGAGTGCGACCTGGTCTGCGTAGAAACGCCGGTTGAGGAACTGCATGGCCGCCCCTTCCGCCGCTTCAAGCTGCGCCTGGACCAGCACCTGGTCGTCAGGCTCGGCGTGCAGGTGGTGCATGGCGATGTCGATGGCGATCACTGACATGGTCTACTCCTGCTCAGGCTTAACCTGGGCCGCCATGCGATCCAGTTCCTTCTGGGCTTCAGCCTTGTTGCCCACAAAGTCACCGACCTGTTTTTGGTCTTCGCCGACGACAATCCATTTGCCGTGCCCCTCTTGCTTGAGGCTGAGAGGACCGACTACACCAGAAACGGCGAGTGGCAGAGTTGGAGCGCTGAAACTCGATGAAGTCAGCACCCCCGCGCCAGCCGCGTCGTCCTGCGAGATGGTCACAACAACCTTGTCGTCGGATTCGTCCAGTTCGGCATAGCCTTTCTGGATCAACTGGCGCCCGTGCTGTTCGATGGTCTCGAAGGGCGTACCCTCAACCAGTGTTTGGCCGCCAAGGTACAGAGGTTTCAGGGTTTTCAGTTTCATGAATGCCTCCAGGGGCCGCCGCTCGGGCGGCCTTTACTCAGGGTTACGGGGTGACCGGGGCCGCGAACTCACCGAAGATGAAAGCCTCCGGACGCTTCACTGCCAGGGCCGCACGCTCCTCGCAACGGATCGAGATAAGGTTCTTCTCGAAGTCGTCGGCGTTCTCGGTCGAGATAACCACGTTCGCGTCTTCGCGATCGAACAGCTGGGCGCCTGTCTGGAAGGCGCCGGTCAGGAACTTGCCCATGAACGCGGCGACTTCGGTGGCCACCACCGGCAGCCCCCACAGCACAGGACCGGCCAGGCCCAGCGGGTTGGCGAGGATATAGCGGCCCAGCGAATCCTTGGTCAGCTCGATCTTTGCCCAGTCCATGAAGTGCAGGACGTGGCCAGACGCTGGCAGGCGCGCCAGCTGAGCCTGCAGCATTGCCAGGCGCAGATCATCAATGCCCGAACGCTTTTCGACTTCGAAGGCCGGTACATATTTCGAGGCCTGAGGGACGATACCGTGCAGGTGCACGCCGGTGCCGTCACCGAACAGGATCTCCTGTTCTTCAACGTACTTGAGGCCGTAGCGCATCTCGACGTCGATGGTCGAACCCAACTGCGCGAAGTCGTCCAGGATCTGCTTGGACGCCTTGAACATATGCGCAATGGTCGAAACCGCCGTCAGCTTCGAGGCGAACTCGATGTTCGAGTAAGGCTTGGTCGTGCCTTCAGCCACCACCTTGGCGGCGTTGGTGAAGCCGGTCTGCTGCACCCAGAAGATAGCCGGCGCGGTAGTGCGGCCAGGGGCGATCAGGTCGCGGATGAACAGTCGCTGCTTTGGTGCGGCATCGATGCCAGGCAAGCGCTGAGGCTCGACGATGCCGGCCGGGATGTCCGTGGAGAGCAGCGCTGCGCTGACGGGAATGCTCACGCGCTTGTTGCCCTCGACACTGGCCGCGAACTGCTTGAGCGCCTCGCTCTTGATCACCACGCCGCCGAGGCTTTCACGGGCCTGCGGGGAGTTGGCCGAAGGCAGGCGAGCGAACTCCTGCTCCAGCTCACCCAGCTGGGCCTTCAGCTGCTTCTCGGCCTCGGTCAGGCTGTTGAACTTGGTGGCCATCTCATCGACGGCGTTCTTCGTTTCTTCGGACAGGCTGCCGGCCTTCTTGGCCTCAGCCAGGGCGTTCTCGGCCTGCTTGCTGAAGTCGCTGGTGGCCTGTTTCAGTTCTGCAGAGACCTGCTTGAGCAGGTCAGCGGTGTTGTCTGCCATGGGGATTTTCTCCGGTCAGTTGGTGGCTGCTGCCGAGAACCGCGAAATGGCGGCTTTTAGGTCGGCGAGGTGGTCGGCCAGATCGGCCTGGTGGTCGGCAGCGTTGCGCGTACCGGAGGGGGCAGCGCCAGGCGTACCCCCTTTGAGTTCTTGAATCAGTGAGCGGCGCTCCGACCGCGGCATGCCCTGCTTGGCCAGGATCGTGTCGAGGCGTCGGGCCGCGACCTGTTGCGGTGCAGAGGCCTGCGGATCTTCCTGTGCCGCATCGGAAGGCAGCAGGCTGTCGGCAAAGCCAGAATCGACAGCCGTGCTGCCGCCCATCCATGTCTCGACGTCCATCAGGGCGCGCATCTGCGCTGCGGCGTCACCCGTGCGGACCGAATAAATGTCGGCCAAGGTGGCGTCGATCTGGTCGAGGAAGTCGGCGACCTCGGTGAAGTCGTTGCGGTCACCTGCAGCGATGGTCCAGGCGTTGTGGATCATCATGAAGCCGGCCCGGGCGATCTGGATCTCGTCGCCAGCCATGGCGATGAACGAAGCGGCCGAGGCGGCCAAGCCCAGCACCTGGATGGTCACCTTGCCCTTGTGCTCGCGGAGCAGGTTGTAAATTGCCAGGCCTTCGAAAACGTCGCCGCCTGGGCTATTGATTTTCACGGTCACATCCTTGTCGCCGATGCTGCGCAGCGCGGCGCTCACGCGCTTGGCCGTGACGCCCTCACCGCTCCACCAGTCCATGCCGATCGGGTCGTACATGGTGATGGTCGATGAGTCATCGCCAGCCGCTGCCTTGATCGCTGGATTCCAGCGTTCCATGGCCTTCGGCAACAGATCGGATTCGACACGCGCGTGCGGCCGCACCGCCGGCGCCGCCGGAAGTGTCTTGAGAGTCATGGGGTTGCTCCAGGTCAGGCCGCTTTGAGCAGCGGCATCGATATCAGCGCGTGAGCCATGAGCGGCCCATCGGGGTTACCAGACGCCAGCGCTTGAGACGCCAGCTCAACGGCCTGATTGATGGCCGCCGTGTCGCCGCTGTTGCGGGCGGAGACGAGTCGCAGCATGAAGGCCGATGCTGCCGGTGAGGCACCAGCTGCAGGCTTACCAAGCTGGTCCAGTGGCACAAGAGCCGACTGCACCGTGTAGGCGTCGCCACCTGGAATCGGAGGCAGGTTCTCCAGCCGGCGGACCTCGTTGCGGCACATCCAGCCGTTCTGCAGCGCCGTGTTGTACCAGGCGCCCCGCCCTGCGCTGTCAGCGCGCAGCAGGCCTTCAACAGCGAACTCGGCGAAGTACTCGTCGGCATCGAGGTCGCCGATCAGGCAGCGGGTAATTTCCTGCTCGATGTTGACCAGCAACGGGCGAAGGCTGTTGGTCAGGAAGTGCAGGTTCTGCGCTTCAACGGACGATGCCCAGCTCGACTGCTTGTCCATGTGCCCCACCATGAAGGGCGGAACACGGAACCAGCGGCAAATTTCCTCGACGTTGAACGATCGGGACTCGAGCATCTGTGCAGCTTCAGGGTTCATCGTGATCCCCTGATACTTCAGGCCGGCCTCGGCCACCATGATCTTGCCGGCGTTGGTTGAACCCATGAACGCGGTGAGGCTTGCACGCAGTTGCTCGCGCTGTGCGGGCTTGAGGTCGGTATCGCTGCTCAGGATGCCGGACGCCTGCATGCCTTGGGCAAAGACCTTTGCAGCGGCTTCTTCGGCCGCCATGGCCGAGCCGAAAATCTCTCGGCCGGTGGTGACGGGGAGCATGCCACTGACCCCGTCCAAGCCGAACGCACGGATGTGCATCAGGTTCTTTTCAGGGATCTCTCGGACCTGGCCCTTCTCGCTGTACTTGTACTGCAAGCGGCCATTGTCCTGGCGCTTCACCGTCATGTGCTGGGGCAACAGGGGCACAAGCGCAACCACCCGTTGGCCGATCATCTTCTTCTCGACGAAGGCGTTCCCGCGCAGGCACAGGCTGGCAACTACCAACAGCATGAAGCGTTGCGGGGTCATCTCCGCATTGGGCACCCGGCAGAGCAACCGGTACAGCGGGTGGTCCTTGGCTTGCTCGCGCGATCCATCCGGCATCCGCCGGTAGAACCGCAGTGGCAGTGTGGAAACCGACTCAGACAGCAGCCTGACGCAGGCCCATACGGTGGAGAGCTGCAGCGCCTTGTCGACACTGACATGCTTGCCGCTGGCAGAGGTACCGAACCACTCCTGCCAGAATGAGCCGTCGGCGAGACCGACCGGCACGCCGAGCCAGTCCAGTAGCGCGGACTTGACCCGACCTGGTTTTTTCTCGCGGGCCATTAGATTCCTACCATGATGGGGTTTTCGAAGAAGCCGTCGTTGCTGGGCGCCTGGGCGAGACGCAGCACAGACCCGATGGCCATGATCAGCGCCACGGCGCCGTCGATCTTGTTGTCGTCGCCCTGCTTGATCGGGCGCACCACGTCGTCGTTGCCGGGCAGGAACTTGCCGATCACGTTGCTGATGCACCAGGTCATGATGGGGTTGCCGTCGTGATGGAAGCGCCCGGCCTCGATGGCCGCTTCCAACTCCTTCATGGCGTCCGACATATTGGTGTAGTTCTGGGTAATGGTGATCGGGTTGAAGCCTTCGTCGTCCAGGTCGTGGCTGAGGCCCGTGGCGCCGTGGGGGTCGATCGGACTCTCCGTGATCGGCGCCAGATGGTTAGCCTCCTTCGTATCCTCGAGGATCTCGCGATAGTCCACTTCGGCGCCGGGCGTTGTGTGCAGGTGGCCGGTATTGACCCAGGCCTGGAAGCGCTCGGTCATGCGTTTGTTGTCGACGTCGTTGGCCGTGTCCTCTGGGACCCAGAAGGCCGGCGCCACGCTGTAGTAATGGATCTTCCCGTCGATCTCCCGCCAGAACAGCCGGGCGCGTGAGTTCATGTCGAGCTTGCGCGCCAGGTCGAACCCGGCCACCCACTCCTGCCCCTCGAACTGCTCGAGCGTGAGGCTTGTGTCCTCGCACGCCTTCCAGCTCTCCATGTTGAAGAAGCCGGCCTTCGCGCTGACCCATAGGTTCAGGTGCTTGGTCTTGAAGGTGTTGGTGAAGCGGGCCGACCTGATGGCCCTGGCCAGCTGGCTCTCCAGGTACTCCTGGAACACCGACACCCCCATGCAGGGGTTGGCCTTGGCCAGGTTCTTCGGGTCGGTCCAGTCGTCGCCCTCGTCCAGAGTCCAGATGTAGCCGAACAGCTCGTCATCAGGGACGGTGCCGTTCAGCATCTCGATGACCTGGCGGCGCTTGTCGTAGCACGGGCCCTCAATGTTCGCGCCAGCCGTGGTGATGATGAACATCAGCGGCTGGCGGCGGGCGCCCATGCCGGTGAGCATGGTGTCGTACTGGGCCGCGCTGTCGTGTTCGTGGAATTCGTCGATGATCGCGCAGGACGGTGATGCACCGTCACCAGGGTTGCCGATCAGGGGCTCGAAGCGGCTGCCGTTGGACGGGATGTTCAGGTTCGAGGCGTTCACCTCAATGCCTGCCGCCTCGATCAGCATGGCCGAGCGACTGACCATCAGCCTGGCCGGGCGAAACACCTCCCACGCCTGTTTCTCTGTGGTCGCGCCAGAGTAGACCTCGGCGCCGAACTCGTTGTCGGCGACGAACATGCTGATGCCGACGCCGGCGGCGATCACCGACTTGCCGTTCTTGCGCGGCACTTCCCAGTAGCTCTCGCGGAAACGCCGGTACCCGCCCTTCTTCCGCACCCACCCGAAGGTGCAGGCCAGGCCGAACAGCTGCCACGGCTCCAGGGTGATCAGCTGCCGCTTGAAGGCCCACTCGCCTTTCGTGTGCGGCAGCAGCTGCATCAGCCGCAGTTTCTTCTCGGCCTTGGCCGGGTCGAACTTGTAGGGGTAGCTCTTGGACTTGCTGGCCGCGATGTCCTCGAAGTGCCGCTCGATCGCCTGATGGATGTAGCGGCACGCCGGAAACTTGCCTTTGAGGACGGACTTTGCCCACACCATCGCCTTGTCGACGTTGGTGTACTTGGTCCTGGTCATGGGTCACTCAAGAGGCCGGCGAAGGGGTTGGTCGTTTTCTGCTTGTTGCCGCCGATGATCCGGCTCCGGCTGGCAGGGTCCAGGCCCAGCATCGAGCCGAAGGTGACCATCTGCCGCATGGCCTCGTTGGCCGCGGTCAATGCCGGGTTCTTCACCGGCCCACCGGTGGCTCCGGTAACAACGATCCCGTGGCTGCGGACAGACTCTTGCGCCATGCGCCAGTTGTCGTAGGCCGTGCAGAAGGCCTCGACGTTGTGCAGGTCAGTGAGCGCCAGCACCTTTGCGCGGAGCAGCTCGGGCACGATCATCTGCCATACCCTGCTGGCGTGCTCGCCCAGCCACTCGGGCGGGTCGACGTTGGTCACCAGAGAGAAGTCAGGCTCGTCGGTGTTGAGCTTGCGCTTGCCGGGATTTCCCGCCAGCGCCTTTTTGGCCGTGGGTTTTGGGCGACGGCCAGAGCGCCCGGCAACCCCTGGCATCGGCGCCTCCACTAAACTTTATATTTCGCGGGTGTAAAAAAACGACTGAGGGCGCGGTCTAGAAACGAAAATCCGTGAACTTTGACCCCTCCCCACCCCCAAAAATGAGAATTCCTCTCATTTCGGTCATTTTCGACCAAAATCGACCGATTCCGCACCATTTTTGTGCATTTCTCGGTCAAATCCCTTGACGATTGCCGAATCCGCCGTCCTCTCTGGCCGTCTTGGCCGAGTGGCAGGAGGCACACAGGCTCTGCCACTTCGACCGGTCCCAGAACACGGTCATGTCGCCCTTGTGCGGGACGATGTGGTCGACGTCGGTCGCTTCAACGACCAGGCCGCGCGTCTGGCACTGCACGCACAGCGGGTGCTTGGCCAGCCACCCAGCGCGGGCCTGCTGCCACTTGTAGCCGTAGCCCCGAGACGTTGAGCTTTCGCGGGGCTTCTCCCTGGCGTAGCTCTTCACCTGGTCAGCATGGGCGTCACAGTGGCCGTTGGCGTTGCGGTGCAGCGCTCGGCAGCCTTGGGCGCGGCATGGGCGCTGCGGCCTCAGCGGCATGGTGTGCCGTCCAAGTAGGTGCGTGGCGGTGCGTCAGGGTCTTCGCCTTCGTCGTCGGCCAGCGCCTCGATCAGCGCCAGCTGGCCGGTCGCGATCTGCTCGAGCAGCGCGGTTTGCTTCTGCATCTCCGCCAGCAGTTGCGCCATGCTTGGCTGAAGTTGGGCGTTAGCGCCGCCGTCCAGTAGCAGAGTACGGCAGCCGAGCCGTTCCGCTTGCAGCTCCGCCAGTGCTATCGCGCGCTCGCGCTGATCCATGCTCAACACTTGAGGAACCGTTATCACCAGCAGATCGCCCTGTTGCGGGCTCAGCTTCTCGGTGTGCATTTGATCGGTCATGCGGTCACCTTCGTGTGGCGGCCATCGACAGTAGTGAACTCGATCACCTCGCCTTCTACGATCGCAGCGTCAGCGACGATCTGGGGCGCCTCGAGAGGTAGCACGGTGATGACGGCCTGCCACACGCCGGTCTCGCCCGAAGCCTTGAGCTCGATGCTCTGCACACTGCCCAGCTCGCTGCCGTCGCTCAGCAGCACCCTCGTCCCCATAGCCATGTGGGCGGTGCCATTGCTGGACGCAGGCGCCGGTATGATAGTGGCCACTCGCAGCGGCCTGTGGTGTTCGCTCATGGACGCTCCTCGCTCTGTACGCGGTTGAGTGCTTCATCTGCCTTGTTGGCTGCCTGGGAGGCAGTGGTGGCGGCCTTCGTGGCCTTAGCGGCGGCGGTACCGGTCTGGCGCGCCAGCTCATCCAGGCGCAAGTCACGCTGCTCGGTCGCGGCGTCATAGGCCCTGCGCACCTCGGCGACATGCTCTAAGTAGGTCTTGGCCAGCGCCCACTGCGCCAGCTGGTAACCGCCGAAGCCGCCACCGACCACCAGCAGGATCGCGATTGCCCATACCTCGACGCGGCGCCACCAACGGCGGGCCACGAACTCCCATGCGCATCTGTCCATCACGACATACCTCCGAGCTTGGTGCGAAGGCGGGCGATCTCCTCGCTTTGAAGTGTCACGCGTTCGGTGAGCTGCCCCACCTGGCTGGTGAGGGCTTCGATCTTGCCCTCCATGCGACCAACCAGGGCGGCCAGGTCATTCCGCTCTTTGGCGAACTGGTCGGCACGCGCTTCGGACTGCTTGCGCGCCTCACGCTCGATATCGAGCAGCTCATTCAGGCGCCGCACGACGCCGATGTCGGCGGTATCCATCGCCCTGTCAGTTGCATCCCTGGAAAGCCACTTGCGCAGCCACAGAAAGCCGCCCAGTAGTACGGTGCCCGTTCCGCCCAGCCAGGTGACGGTGCCTGGGCCGAGGTCAGTCGGGTCCATTGAGTGCTCCATAAACAAAAAACCCCGCACTTCGGCGGGGTGGTTTGGGTAGATGTTTTTCTAGCTGGCTTCGAGAAGGTCATGGCCAGACCAAGTCAACTCGAACATATCGAGCTCAAAGTCGTCCTCGTCACTCGAGAACTTCAAGAACCCACCTGTTTGCAGGAGATGAAGGTGATAGTTCAGCTCGGCTTCGTAGGCAGCACCCACGCTGGGATATTTCTCGATGAAGTATGCTCGAATCCCACAGCGATCAAGACCTTCGCCGCTTTTGTCTTCGGTGGCAATGATTTCCAAAATCTCTTTGGCCATGCTGACGTCTCTTTTCATGCTCATCCTCTGCATAAATGCCCGGTAGGTAGGCTGAGACTAGCGTAGGCGAAAACTGACAAAAAACCCCAGCACGACGGCCGGGGTTTTCTTTGTGTCGCATCGCTTTGCAAGCTGGACACGCTGCTATGGAAACAGGTGTTTATCCGCGTGGAAAGAACTTTCTAGGCGGCCTCGCGCAATTGCTCCAGGGCACAGTCGATCCAGGCGACCCCAGCATTGATCAGCTCACGCGCCTTCGCTTCCCCCATCTTGTGCGCTCGAGCGATCCGCAATGCTGGCCACTTCGCGCCGAAGTAGAGCCAGATGAAGCCGCCCATCTGCTCGTCGCGCTTCGTCAGACGGGCCACGGCGCCGTCGACGGCCAGCGCCAGGTCATCCGTGATCACGTACTGCTTGAGGCCACCTTCTGACGGCACGTTGTCGCGCATCAGCGCGTACAGCGGGCACACGTACTGAGGCACACCCATCCCATCCATGCGCCACCAGCCCCACTGCTCCAGCATGTACGCGCTATCGCCCAGGGGCTTGTCGGTGTAGGTTCGTTTCTTCATTGGTCTTCAATCCCCGGTCCAGTTCGTCCCGCCGGCACCGCGGCGGTTATTCGTTCGGTAGTGGGCGCCAGCTCCATCTGGCTGGCGCCTGGTCGCTTGCTCGAGCTGCCTGCTCATGGCACGCAGCTTCATGTTCAGTTGGGTCACCAGCTCCTCGAGCGGTACCGCCTCCCCTGTGGCGGCATTCACCCAACCGGAGGCGTTGCACTGGTCGCAGGCCAGATCGTGAAAGACGCCACGGGTGATCCCCTCGCCCCGGCACCAGGTGCACGGCGCCAGCTCGATCATCACCTTGCGCAAGGCAGGCCCGTGGCTTTTCTTCATGCCGCCATCCTGGGCGTCGGCGCCAGCGCCAGGTAATCCCGGAGGGCCTGCATCGCGTCGAAGTGGCCACGGCACACCACGGCTAGATAGCCCTGCTCGTTCAGCGCCTGGATGTAGCTGTGTTGGGAAGGACTGATCTCGGCGTCATTCGGCGGCGTGGCCTTGAACTCGATGTACAGGCCGAAGTACCCACCGCGCGCCATCGGCAGCACCAGGTCGGGAACGCCCGCGCGCACGCCCTGGGCCTTGAGCTTGATCGCCACCAGCTTGTGCCGGTGTCCGCCGTTGGGAACGTGGTAGATCAGCTTGGCCACGGCCGGGTAACGCAGCTCGATTTCCTTGATCAGCGCGGCCTGCTCCTGGCCTTCGCGGTCGATCGTCTTGGCGCGTGCCTTGCTCGGCGTGTAAGCCTTCATGCTGCCACCACACCTTCGCTGATCAGGATGGCCTGGGTACGCATGACGCCCTCGGCGTGGTACTGCCGTGCGGTGGCCCGGTCGATCGTCCGACTGCGGCCGTCGCACGCATCATGGCAGGCGCTGCACGCCCAGGCACCCTGCAGGTCGTTCGGCTTGCTGCCTACGCCACAGGTGCCGGCCATGCGGTAATGCGCCAGCACGGTCGTCTCGGGGTTGCCGTTGCACACGTCGGGTACACGCACCTGGCACTCTCGACCGCGTGCTGCCTTGGTCAGCTTGCTCTGCTTCACGCCTCTGCTCCGCGCTTGATGTTCAGCTTGGCCAGCAGCTGAGCACGAGCCTCAGCGCCGCTGGATGGGATAGCCTGCTGACGCATGGTCTCGTTGAGTCGCCATTCAGCGTGCTCCTCGGCCAACTGCAGCTCCGTCTTCTGGCTGTCGTGGCCGATTCCGGTCAGCACCGCCTCGAGCGGCCGTCCCTCAACCAGCGCTCGGATGGTGATGTCATAGGCCCGGTCGAACACGGCGCGCGCCTTCTCCGGCAGCAGGTCGGCCAGGTTGTACATCTCGCATTGCAGGGCAGCGTGGCGCACAGCCTCATGGGACCAGGTGCGATCGCCAGCCCGGCTCGGGTGCAGGTTCACCAGCGCCTCACGGAATGCCAGGTTGTGGCTCGGTATGCCCAACGATTCGGCTGTAGGCAGGCACATGGCGATGAACTCGCCGGCGCTGGGCGCGAACGGGCTGCCAAGGGCCCGGCAACGCTGGATGCCGTAGCCGATCTGGTTGATATCGTGGATCTGCGCGTCCATGAACGCCTTCATCCAGCTGCGCTTGGCCGCGCCCAGGGCCAGATCATCCGGCCAGGCCTGTTTCCAGGCGGGGAAGATGGCCTGCAGCTCGCGAAACAGCTTGTTCACGACGCTGATGGTGCCGGAGTCTAACTGCTTGGGCTGGGCCGGGGCTGCCGGCGCCGGTATGTGACCCATCTTCTCGACGAGCTGGACACGGTCGTTCACGTTGCCGATCAGCGCCATGGCGCTCTGGGTTGGTCTTGGCTTGCTCATGCGTCCTCCGGGTCAATGGCCCAGGTGTCGTCGTCGAAGTTGGGACCGGCCGCCTGGCGGGTACCGGATGGGGAAGCCTTGGCGGTGTTGGCCGCTTTGGTCAGGTCACGGCGAATCCAGCTGACCAGGGCGGCGAGCCACTGCTTCTCGGTCTGCACCAGCCCCTTGGCTTCGTGGTAGTTCACGAAGCCGGCGATCGCTTCCGAGGCGAAGTGCTCGAGCGTCAGCCCTGCCCGTTTGGCATACGGAGCCAATCGCTTAGGATCAGGCTCCCAGTCCAGCGTCAGCTCGAACGTCGTGCGGTGTGAGTGAGTAGATTGGTTTAAGGACGGATTGGGTGCAGCTCCTGCACCCCGTTCGGTCGTGAGCTGCACCCCGTTCTGCTGTGAGCTGCACCCCGTGCCGTCAGCTGCACCCCGTTCATGGCGAGGTGCAACAGATGCACCCCGTACCATTTGCAGGTCGTACACCACGGGGCGGCGATCACGTCGGTCGATGTAGACGGCGGCAATTGCCTGGTTGCCACGGCTGATCCAGCCAGCGGCCTCGAGCTCGTCCAGCTTGGAACGCACGGTGCGCTCGGACAGGCCAGTGTCTTCGGCCAGGGTTGCCACGGATGGAAAGGCAGCGCGCCCGTCGGTACCGGCGTAGTTGGCCAGGCACAGCAGCACATGGCGCGCCGGGGAGCCTTGAAGCTCGCTGGAAGGGATCTGGAGTGCCCAAGTCATGGCTTGTACGCTCACAACGAACCCCCGATACCCTTCTCGGCCAAGTAGGTCAGGCCCTTAGTGGTCACCAGCACGCTGTACGCCGCCCGCTCTTCACCCGTCTCCCAGTCCGGCTTGAGCGCCGTCACTTTGTGCTTGAGCAGGCCGGCAGTGATACGAGGCTGGAAGGCGACCCAGCGCGTCGAACCCGCACGCCGGTAGATCCAGCGGTTCTGCTCCATCCAGGCGAACAGCTTCGCCGGCGCCAGCTGCAGCTGCTTGGCCGCGTCGGTGATGCAGATCGCGCCGCCAGCGCCAGCCAGCCGGTTGATGGCCGCGACCTTTGGGGCCTGCTTGGCCAGGGCATCCTGGAGGCGTTGGTTCTCCTCGGCCTTGTCGGCGGCCAGGCGCAGGGCCTCGGCAAAGGTGGTTGGGATCTGGACCTGGGCCACCACGCGGGCCTCCAGCTCCTGCCAGCGGTCGATGATCTTGGCGCGCAGCTCGGCGTTGTAGCCGGAGACCAGCACCAGCGCATCACGCTGGGTGAGCAGGAATTCGGGGTAGCTCTGACCGTTCTGCGGGTGCAGATAGGGGGTCTCCTCAGATTTGAGGACACCCCTCCTAGCCAGGGATCGGGCGTCGCGCAGCACGTTGTCGTGGCTCTTGCCGGTGAGGTCGGCGACCTCACGTGTCGACATGAGCTGGGATGACTGGGCCTGGACTGTGTGGGTGCTGCCGGTGGGGGTGTTGCGTGCATCGATTGCTGTGTGCATAATCGACCTCGAATCGTTGTTGAAGAAACCGCCCTGCCAGGCGGTTTTTTTATGCCTGCGATTTGGATACTGGATGGATAATCAGTCACATCAGGAATCTTTCGATACCTGTCTTGAGGGCGCAGAATTCCTACCTGTTAGGCGGCCAGCTCATCCCACGGGAAGCTGGGGCACAGCGCCTCTTTCTTGAAGGCGCCAGCAGTAACCCGCTCGGCGCGCTTGGCAACCACAGGGGACATGCCGTGCTTACCGCGCACCCATCCGGAGACAGTGCTTTGGTCGACTTCCAGCTTCTCGGCAGTGATGTCTTGGGTACCGAAATGGGCAACCAACTCTTTGTAGATAGTGCTCATGGCACCTCTCCTTATGGGAATTCTCATAAGGTAGCCTATGAGAATACTCATTTGCAAGGATATGGGCGGCCCCGTGATACTCCAAAAATGGAACTCAAAGACCGAATCAAAGCCGCCAGAGCCAATGCCAAGCTGACGCAGGTGCAGCTTGCCGAAAAGGTTGGGATGGATCAGGCATCAATTTCCAACCTGGAGCGCGGCAAAGCTCAAGGCACAAGCTATATCGTCCAGATCGCCAGCGTGTGCGGCGTCAGCGCGCTATGGCTCGCCAATGGCACGGGCAATATGCTGGACAAGAAAAAGCCCGAATCTTCCAACGTGGCACCTATCGCACAGGGCGAGGTGACCTATCGATATCCCGTCATCAGCTGGGTAGCTGCTGGCGCCTGGGCAGAGGCGGTAGAGCCATTCCCGCCGGGCTTTTCTGATAGGTATGAGCTCTCCGAATATGAGGCCAAAGGCCCCGCATTCTGGCTCGAGGTCAAAGGGGATTCGATGACCTCATCAGTGGGCCAGAGCATCACCGAAGGCACGCTGATTCTGGTAGATACGGAAGCAGACGCCCAGCATGGAAAGCTTGTTATCGCCAAGCTCGCGGATAGCAACGAAGCCACGTTCAAGAAGCTTGTCGAGGACGGAGGCCGTCGCTACTTGAAGCCTCTGAATCCCGCCTACCCGACCGAAGTATGCTCAGGTGATTGCCGAGTGATTGGAGTCGTTGTCAGGGCGCTGATCAAGCTGTAGGTCCATCTCCCCCAAACCAAGCCCGCCGCGTGCGGGTTTTTTCATGCCTGCTCATAAAATATGAGAACACTCATTGACAGTGAATATGAGCCTACTCATAATCAGCTCATTGCCGGCTCATACGCCATGCCTTCAGCCGGTACAGCTCTTTACACAACCAGACGTGACCACCTCGACGCACCCGGGCCCTCACCCGGGTCGGGACAAGCTAAGTCGTCGACCATGCAGCCTCTGGATAGCTGCCGGCCTCCCCTCATTGGGAGGACGCCAGACCATGCAGCCAGCCGGGAAGAACACCGTCCACGAAATGTGTGACCCGGCCAGGTGGGGATAGCCGCGGCGCGGCATGGTTTGGATAGGTTTCACCGATTGGCCTGCACACGCGGGCCAGACGGGAAACCAACCAAGGAGTAGGACCATGCTGATACTGACCCGCAAG